GAAGTCCTAGGAGAAGTAGTCCCTGGTTCTGAAGGTGAGATGAAGGCTGAAGACAGTCCTTTCCTTGCACTACGTTGGACAGCTATCAATGGTGAAGACTATGGTAGAGGTTTAGTAGAGCAGTACCTAGGTGACCTCCGTTCTCTAGAGGCATTAAACCAAGGTATGGTAGAAGGAGCAGCAGCTTCATCTAAGATTGTATTCTTGGTAGACCCTACAGGAACTACTAGAGCACGTGATTTAGCTAAGGCTAGGTCAGGTGATTTCGTACAAGGTAAAGCAGCTGACGTTACTACTTTGCAGGTCGCTAAGGGTAATGATATGCAAATACCATATCAACTTGCTCAAGAGATTCAACAGAGACTTGCTAGTGCATTCTTGTTAACACAAGGTGCTACTCGTAACGCTGAGCGTGTTACTGCTGAGGAAATCAGATTAGTAGCAGGTGAGCTTGAAGATGCATTAGGTGGTATTTACTCTATTCTTTCACAAGAATTACAACTACCTTTAGTTAAGATTATCTTCAAGAACTCGAAGACACAACTTCCTGAAGGATTAGTAGAGCCAGTTATTGTTACTGGTTTAGAAGCATTAGGAAGAGGACACGACTATAACAAACTAGTTATGTTTGCACAAACACTACAACAACTACTAGGTCCTGAGATATTTGCTCAGCACGCTAATGTTGATGCAGTGATTAATAGAGTAGCTACTTCTCTTGGTTTAGATGCAGAAGGGATTATTAAGTCTCAAGAGCAGATACAACAAGAACAAGAACAAGCTATGGCTATGCAAGCAGGACAAATGGGTTTAGATAGCGCAGCACAAGCTGGAGGCGCAGAGGCAGGTGCAGCATTAGGGCAACAAGCAATGGGTTAATCTATGAGTGAGATTAAATTTACAATTTACACAAATGAAACGGTAACGGAGACTGATAATGAGCGAAGAACAAAACCAAGTGGAGGAAAGTCCACAGCTAAGCGAGCACGACCAGGAGATGCTGGAAGTAGCAAGCCAAAGCGAAGAACAAACAAACCAAGAGCTAAGAAGTGATAATGAAAACCTACTTCTAGCTGGTAAATATAAAGATGTCGCAGAACTAGAGAAGGCTTATACAGAGCTTCAATCTAAGATGGGACAGGAGTCTACTGAAGCACAAGAGGATACACCAACGGAGGAAACTCCTGAGGTTACTGATAGTGTGGACGAGGCACAGGAAACTGTAGAGTCTAAAGGAATTGATTTCGATGGACTAAACAGCGAGTATAGTGAGAATGGAGAATTATCTTCAGAGACGTATACCAGCCTCGAACAGGCAGGTTTATCAAAGGAGGTGGTCGATTCTTATATACAGGGGCAAGAGGCAATTCAGCAACAACAAATCAACGCATTGCAAAGTGAGGTTGGTGGAGAAGCTGAATATCAGTCTATGATTGAGTGGGCTGCCTCGAACCTCTCGGAAAGTGAAACGGAGGCTTTTAACGCTACTCTAGATAGTGAAGAAGGCGCACGGTTTGCAATCCAAGGGCTTAACGCTCGTTACAAGGCTGCCAATCCTAACTTGATTGGTGGTAATCGTACTTCAGGTGCTAGTAGTAGTAGCCGTGGTTTCACTACTAAAAGTGATATGATGGAAGCTATGTCTAGCCCTAAGTACAAGACAGACCATACTTACAGAGCAGAAGTGCAACGTAAGCTGGCGCTGTCGACATTCTTATAGTAACACAAGTAAGTATAATTGCCTTGATTCTTCCCTCGAGGGGGAGGATGAGAGATACCCTTTAGACCCAACGTATTGCTGTATAAACTGAACGTACACTTATGTACACTTTAACTTTATATAGGATAATATAATGGCATATACAACTTCAAATCCGAACTTCGACTTCGGTGGCACAGCAGGTAACAAGGACTTAGCACTTAAGATTTTCTCAGGTGAAGTCCTTACTGCATTCTCTACAAAGAATGTATTCTTACCTCTTGTAAATACACGTACTATCAACTCAGGTAAATCAGCACAGTTTCCAGTAATTGGTGCTTTAACTGATTCTGATGTTAAGACTCACACTCCAGGTGATGACGTAACTCCTTCTAGCATCGGTTCTAATGAGCAAATCATTACTATCGCTGCTCGCAAGTACTCTTCAGTATTTGTTGACGACTATGAAGAAGCTATGTCTCACTACGAGACTCGTGGTCAGTACTCTACTGAGATGGGTAACGTGTTAGCTAAGAAAGTAGATAAGGCAGTAATCACACAGTTAGATGCGTGTGCTACAGCTACTCCTAAAGTAGGTCAACCAGCAGTTAATGCTGACCTTGCATTAGGTACTACTTTAACAACTAACGAGCTAGTAGAGGCAATCTTTGATGCTGCTTCTACAATGGACACTAAGGACATTGCAGGCGACAAGGTATGTGTAATCACACCTGAAGCTTACTACAACTTAGTACAGTCTGATAAAGCTGTTAATCGTGATTGGACAAATGGTAACGGTGGTGTTGATACAGGTAATGTATTCAAGATTGCTGGTATTCCAATTATGACTTCTAATAACATTCCGACAGGCTCTTGGGGTTATATCTTTACTCCACACGCAGTTGGTGTTGTTAAGTTATTAGATATCAAGTCTGAAGCAAACTACATCCCTGAGAAATTAGGTACTTTGATGGTTGCTTCTTACGCAATGGGCGAAGGCGTACTTAACGCTGGTTGTTCAATCCGTTTAACTAAGGCGTAAGCTAAGTTAGACTAATTGAGGCACTCTCTTCGGAGGGTGTTTCATCCACATTAAATAAAGAGGTTTTATGAAACTATATAACGATGCAATAAACATCTGCCTAACAACGATAGGTGAAAGTCCAGTACCTTCAACTACCTCTATAGTCGGTCACTATGAAGCAGAACTAGCTGAAACCATAATAGGTGAAGCTAAGACCGAGGTACTGGCAGAAGGTTTTCAGTTTAATACTGATGATGATTGGACTCTTGTTCCAGATACAGCAGGATATATTACTATCCCAGCTGATGTTATCTCAATAGATGGTACATCACGAGGTGATGACCTAATTGAAAGAGCAGGTAAGCTTTATGACAAAGCTAGAAACTCATATATATTTACCACACCACAGGCATTATCTATTGTGTGGGATATGACGTTTGATACTTTACCTATCCCTATGCAATCAGTAGTAGTAGCATCGGCTAAGCTAAAGTTATACACTAGAGTAGTAGGTGTAGATGCTATGGTCACTCAATTAGAGAGAGAACTACAGACTACTAGAAGCCTTATGATTACCGAAGACTTACGTTCAGGTGATTATAGTATATTCGATGAGACTTCTACTACAAGAGTAATGTCTAGAGGTCAGAATCCCTCAGCACTTTAAGGAGTAACTATGGAAGTTAATCAAAGCATACCATCATTAGTTAATGGTGTTAGCCAGCAAGCTCCAGAACTTCGTCATAATACTACTGTAGATGAGATGATTAACTGTAGTCTATCGTTCACAGAGGGTACTAGAAGAAGGAATCCTCTTGAATATATTAAAACAGATAATGCTTTACTAGGACACACTCCCTTCATTCATACTTATGAAAGAGGAGATGGTACAGAAGCATATATCATTGTAATCATCCACGGTAGTTGGAGAGTTTATGACTTAGAAGGAAATCTACAGGAAACAGGAACTAGTGATTATCTTAAAACATATGACGTAGACGGTGTTGTAGATACTACTTTAAAAGCAAGTAAATGCTTTGCTACTGTTACTGTAGGTGATACTACTTTCATTGTTAATAAAACAGTAACGGTAGAAGAGAATACAAGTAAGACTCACGGGACATCAGATACAGATTACCATAAACTAACTGGATATTACTGGGTTAAGAAGACTTACATCTCATATGGTGGAACTAATTTAACTGATATTGTTACCTACCGTTATAAGATGGGTTCTTACCAGAACACTAATCATAATGATGCAGATGGTGCTGATTCCACATTAGTAGCTACTAACTTAGCTAGTAAAGCTAGTAACTTCACCAGTGATGGTTCTATTGTTAAAGCAACATTTGCTGCTGGTTACGATTTTACTAGTTCCGATTCTTGGGGTAACCAAGCATCACACGGCTGGCAAGGTGTAACTAAGAAACTACAAGACTTACCTAATAAAATGGGAAACTTCTATGGTTTATCTACTCTTGTTAATGTAACAGGAGACGAGAAGAATAAGTTTGAAGGTTTCTGGACATATGTTAAGAACAAAGGTGAATCTTGGGTTGAGACTGTAGCTCCTGGTATTAGTACTGGTTTTAATGACTCAACTATGCCTCACGTGTTAGTTCGTAAAGATATTGGTGACTTTGACTTTGAAACATTCCCTTACTATGAAAGAGATAGAGGAGATGATAACAGTAACCAGCAACCTAGTTTCGTAGGTAAGACTATTGAGGATGTATTCTTCTATCGTAATAGATTAGGATTCATCACAGGTGATAACATTGTTATGTCTGAGACAGGTATCTATGAGAACTTCTTTAGAACAACAGTAACAGACTTACTTCCTACTGACCCTATTGACGTATCTGTAGATACTAATACTGTGGCTAATCTAAAGTATGCTATCCCATTCAATCAGAATCTACTTATATTCGGCACACACGCTCAATACATACTAGGCTCAGATAAACCATTAACACCAGACACAGCTAGTCTAGCGCAGACTACTACCTACCCTATTAACATAAACATTACCCCTAAACCTATTGGACCTAATGTGTACTTCCCTCTTAATAGAGGAGACTTTACACAGATACGAGAGTACTTCAATGTACCAGGCTCAACAGGTAACGAGGCTGCAGATATTACTAGTCATTGTCCTACCTACATAGATAACAATTTAGTTGCTCTAGAGGTTAGTACTAAGTACGACCAGTTATTCTGCTTACCTGCTGAAGGTGATACAGTGTTTGTTTATGACCAAGCTTGGGAAGGAGAAGATAAATCTCAATCTGCTTGGCATAAGTGGGTGTTTGAAGGAGCTACTATCTTTAATATTAAAGTAGTAGACGACTACTTAATGGTTATGTACGATTATGGTACTGATAGAATGCTAGGTAGACTTAGTATTAAATCAGAACCCTTCGACAATGCAGACTTCACTGATGAATTTACAGCAACTACTACTGCTGAGTACTCGAGTGATATCCTATTGAATGAGTGGGGCTTCCAAGTAGGAGGAGCACAAGTAGATGACAAACAAGGTAGATTACAGATACGTAAAATAAAGATACAAGATAGAGACCCTAGTGACCAAGACATAGAAGTAACAGTAGGACAACATACCAAAGTATTTCATAAGCATATACAAGGTGGACCAACTGCTACTATTATGGGTGAGGCGCAGAAGACTAGCGTAGCTATTAAATCTGTAGGAAGCAAAGGCTTCTGTCTAGATAGTATTAATTTAACAGGTAGATTTATAAGTAAATCTAGAACAGTATAGGAACTAATTATGATTTCAGAGAAGAGTCTAGTAACAGTAGAAGGAACGACTATTTATAGTGTTGGCTTCGAGATTATATCGGAGGACCATTGTAATGTACTACTGAACACAGTACTACAATCGTCAGACACATATGACATTATTAACAACGCAGTAGTATTCCACACAGCCCCTACATCTGGTCAGAACTTGATGATTAGGGTTGGTACTACAGAGAGTGATTTAGCAGCATCACCAACTGATATTGGTATTGTTGCCACTTCAATTACTAATGTAAACCAAGTAGCAAACAACATTGCTAATGTACTTGCAGTAGATGCTAACAGCGCTAACGTGACTATCGTATCTACTAATATTGCTGATGTAAACACAGTGGCTACAGACATTGCTAATGTGAATGCAGCAGTAGCTAATAAAGCTAATATTGATGCAGCGGTTGCTAATGCTACCAACATTAATAGTGCTGTAGCTAATGCTAGTAACATTAATAGTGCTGTATCTAACGCAAGTAACATTAATGCCGCTGTAGCCAATGAGACTGATATTGATGCAGCAGTAGCTAATGAAGCTAACATTACAGCAGTAGCTGACAATGCAACTAATATTAACTCTGCGGTTTCTAACGCAACTAATATTAATGCTGCAGTTGCTAATGCGACTAATATCAATACAGTTGTAGCCAATGAGACTGATATTACAACTGTTGCCACTAACGTAAGTTCTGTTAATACGGTAGCAGGTATCGGTTCTGCTGGTCTTGCAGGTATTGTTGCAAATGAAACTAATATTAACTTGGTTGGTACAGACATTGCTAATGTAAATACTACGGCAGGGTCAATTACTAATGTAAATACAGTGGCAGGTAATATTGCTGCAGTAAATACTGTATCTAGTAATATAACTAAGGTTGTTAAGGTTGCTGATGATTTACTAGAGACTATCTCTGAGATTGAGACAGTAGCTCTAGACTTACAAGAGACTACTAGTGAGATTGAAACAGTAGCAGCTTCAGTAGGTAATGTAGACACAGTAGGTGCAGCTATTACTAATGTAAATACTGTTGCTAGTGACATCGCTAATGTAAATACTACAGCTACTAATGTAGCTAATGTAAATACTACGGCAGGTTCAATTGCTAATGTAAATACTACTGCTACTAATATTGCTGATGTAAATACAGTAGCTACTAATATCACTGATGTAAATGCAGTAGCAAGTAATGCAACTAACATTAATGCCGTTGAAGGTAATGAAACTAACATTAACTCAGCAGTATCTAATGCTAGTAATATCAATGCAGCAGTAGCTAACGCAAGTAACATTAACTCAGCAGTGTCTAACGCAACTAATATCAACACAGCAGTATCTGAGTTAGCAGCGATTAATAACTATGCTGACACATATTCGTCTAATGCTACAGCTCCTAGTTCTCCTAGTACAGGTGACCTATGGTTTGATACCGCATCCCAGACAATGAAAGTATATGGTACATTAGGTTGGCAGAATGCTGGTTCATCTGTGAATGGTACTGAGAACAGTGTTGAACATACAGCTACATCAGGTCAGACTAGTTTCGCTGTTACCTATGACCCTGGTTATGTACAGGTGTTCTTAAACGGTATCAGACTAGACACTACAGACTACACTGCTACTGATGGTGCTAATATTGTACTAACAAGTGGAGCAGGTGTAGGTGATACGTTCTTTGCTCAAAGCTTTGGTACGTTTGCATTAGCAGACCACTATAGTAAGACTGTATCTGACGGTAGATACTTACAGACTGGTGATGCTATCAGTCTAGGTGATAACGTCAAGGCACAGTTTGGTGATGATAATGATTTACTGATTTATCATAGCGGCACTGCTTCATATATTACAGATGGCGGCACTGGCAGTCTATATCTTCAAGGTTCGAGCTATGTCAAAATAAGAGGAGTAGATGGTGTTGAGATGGCTTCATTCCAGCAAGGTGGAAGAATTGCATTATCTCACGATGGCTCTGAGAAACTAGCCACAACCTCAACTGGTATTGATGTTACTGGTA